TAGATACCTCAGCAGTGCTTGGAATCTGTAAATTATTCCATGGCGTGTTGCTTAATGCACTAGATGCTTGTTGTACAACAGTGCTAGTGCCAGTCTGAAATGTCGTTGCAGAGTTTTGTAAATTAGTTGATAAAAATGCAGCAGATCTTCCAAACTGTTCTTGAAGTGTTTTTAAATTTTCAGCCGACGCCACTGACCTAATTTTGTCTGTAGCAGCTTGTGTAGCAGAGTTAAATTGATTTACAGGTATTGGTTGTGATGCTATACCAATTAAGCTGTTCGATGGCCCTTTTGCAACAGATAGAATATGGTTAAGTCCACCTCCTGTGACCTGTTGAGACGAATTAGTAAATATTCCAGATAAATTTGACGCACCAGATACTCCAGGATTTCCTCTTAATGCAGACGTTATTCCAGTGATAGCTGTAGCTGCAGAAGTAATGTTGAATCCATTGCTAGATACACTGCCAAATCCAGCAGTGGTTTGCAGTGGTAATGATGACTGGAACGCAGGAGCTGTTTCGGTTCTATAAGGAATATATGTTTGGTTTAACGCACTACCTACATTGCCTCCTCGTAGTGCATTTGTAAATCCTTGAATTAATTCGCCTTTAGCTAAATTTACAAAATCTATATTTTTGTTTGTTTGATATGCTCTAACAGCCTTAAATGCCGAGCTTCCCCAGCTTCCGTTGCCTCCATCTCTAATTATTTCGTCTAAAGCATTAACTACGCCACCTGGACCTAAAATTGTGTTTGTTCCTCCGCCGGCTACTGTAAGTGGACTAGGTGATTTATCATAATGTAAATCAGCGAATCCTCTGGCCACTCTAGCTGCACCACTGGCATACAACACTGTTTCATAAGAAATAGTCATAACATTTTCTAAGGTGCCGTCTTGACCATTTTGGTGTGTACCGTGTCTGTACGATGTTATTACAGGATTAATAAGTGTATATTCACTAAATCTTTTTTGATGCAAACTATAGATTCTTATAGCCTGAATATACTGTGTGGAAATACTACTATCTTTTCTAGGACTGTATCCAAATTTGTTTAACAAGTTTCTTTGCCCAAGTATCTGTTTGGTATTTCTTAGATAAATTGGATTCAGAGAACCTGTAGCATCACCATAGTTATTGTCCATGTCTCTGTAATAATAATTGTAATAGTCAAACCAAAGTTTTCTTACTATGTTAGCAGCATCGTCATGAAAGGTAATATTAATGTCTTCATATCTAACTTTGCTTTGTACAATAGAAGGTCTGTTATAATTATTAAATGTTTTTGTATCTACTCTAAATTTTGGAAGGTCTGCTGATTTAACTAACAGTCCTGCTTCAATTTGATTGCGTTGATTCACTGAAGATAATTCTGGATTCAAATCAAAAAATACATGAAATAGCCAAGTATATTTTGGTGCCCTTTCATAATTGCTAGTGACAAAAAGTCTACTGGCGTGTGCATAATCTTTAATCGTGTCGCCAGTAGCAAGTTGTGTTAAAAAACCATCAAAAATATTAGCCATATTAACTCTTTTATATTATTTAGTTCAAAAAAAAGCCCGGAATATTCCGGGCTTGTCAAAACATTACAAAAATTATAGCGTAATAGTACCAGGATTTGCTAATGTAGCAGCTCTTCTTCCTACCAGGCTACCAATTCCTGAACCAATTGGAGATTGCACAGCATTGTCATACATTATGGTTAATGCTATTGTAGCTGCCTCACTGGTAGCGTAGGCCATTTCACCATAATTCACCTGTGAAATTAAAGCTCCATTAAGTTCCCATGTCTCTAATACACCAGAAGTATTAGTAGGACTAAATGCTCCATTACCACCATCAAGCATTTCAAATTTAAGTGTAAACTTATAATCAATTCCTGCTGCTGCCGAGCTTTGTTCTACAAAATCAAATTGTTTCTGAATCTGTTGCCCAATTAATTTACTTACATTGCCACCGGCATCGTCGCGTAATTGAACATTCACTGGCTCCCAAGTTGGTTTGCCTACTAAATTAACTTTAGAGTTGTAAACATCAATAGTGAATGGGTTCATGTTCAAATTTGGTCGGCTAATACTATCAACCTGTTTGGTCAGTTCGACGAGATTGGAACCAGACAAACCAAAATTTTCAAATATCGCACGAAAGCGATATTTTAATTTTGGCATCAATAAACCTTGTGTGGTAGCACTTTGGTTTGATGCCAACGGAACTGTAAAATTTTTTAACGAGGCAATTGCCATTTTATTCTCCTGTTATAGGTATTTACCAAAAATTTATTGGAATCTATTGGAGCCTCGGGGGCTCCAATATATACCCACATTATACTCCTGCTGCAATGTCACCTGGATTCTTTAAACGAATCGGGATGTAAATAAATTCAACATCTTTCATTGGTTCTATTGCAATGTCAACATATAGTTCGTTACGTGCAATACGTGCCGGAGTATTATTAGTATCATCACACACTACTACGTAATCGTAAATACCACGTTTTGCAATCAAATCGTTAATTGCGCTACTGATAATATTCTTGATTTGATCTCTAGTGATTTTATCATTTGGTTCAAACAAGAAAGCATTACCTGCAGATGCCAGAATAGTACGTAGATAATTCACCAATCTAGCTACATTGATTCTGTCAAGACTGCTTGTAGTTGGGTTACGAGTTTTTTGTCCCCAAACTACTAAGCCTACACCTGGTAGATTAGTAATTGGATTAATTTTATTTTCGTATAAGGTATCACGTAAACCTTGACGAACTCCTTCAAAGACAAATTCGCCACTGGCTGCATCAATATATCCGATGCTACTAGCATTGTCCACTAAACCACGACGTGTACCTGCCGGAGCGAACCATTGATAACTAACATTGTCGTTAAAAATCATAGTTCGTAGTGCTAAATGACTTGCTGGCACAACAATATCGTTGCCTTGTAAATCGCTTGACAATCCACTAGGATAATAAACTCCTAAATATGGAGATGCAGTAGCAAGTCCATCACCATTGGTGTTGTTGCTCCAATTTGCAATGTCAATTGCGTTTGGTGCAAGTCGCATAGGAGTGTCGCCGATGACGAAAGCAGTTTGGGCACGATCGTTGTTAAGTGCAATCATTTCATCAATGACTTCTGGATATCCCGGACACGCAATAATGTTAAACTGAAACTGATCTTCTCTCACTTCAGTATTAGCTAGTATAGCTGCCTGCATTGCTGCTGTAACCATGCGTCTTTGCGCTTGTCTACCCATGTATGGACTACCGTTATTTTTCAATCCGCTAGCCGTTTGCCATGTGTCTTTTACAGTAGGTAACGATCCGCCGGCACCAGGTACAGTTGGCAATTCAGGATAGGCTTGAGCATTAAATTTGTTACTCACAAACTGTTTAACATTATACCCGCTACGTCTTAGATTAAACAATAACATTCCTCGCGGATATAATCTGTAGTCCGGCGCATCTTGGTCAATGTAGTCACTGGCCAATAAATCTGTAATAGCTGGCAATGACCCTGTAATAATATCTGTTGTGCCATCAGTATCCCAACGTGCATCAGCAAACAAAATACCATTTTGGCCAACTTGATCTGTATTATCAATTAATACCCATTCTGTGCCATCATAACGATATATAACTGGATAATTTTCTAAATCTCCACTATCTAACCAAAGATCTCCTGCTACAAGAGCAGTAACACCATCGCTTTGATATTCTGGTTGGCTAGCACTAACAATCACGCCTTCTGGATCAGTATTTTCTAGTTCATAACCTCTTGCATCAGTTTTACCTGACCAGTAAGAACTTCTATAACCTCTCCATCCGCCAATGTCATTGATCATAATATCAACGCTAGCAGGGTCGCTGTAATACCATAGAGTACCATCATCGGGTGCCTGGTATGGTTCTGTAGTGCTGTAAGTGTAGGTCAGTGATTGCCAATTAGTTAACGCTAAAACTGAACCATATGCAATTGTACCAGTTGTATTACTTGTAAATCCTGCATCGGCAGTAGGAGTACCACTAACATCAGTTAGATAAATGTCTCCGCCATAAATGTGCGTGAACGTAATAATGTTGTTTGTTACACTTACATTTAATTCTGGAATATCTACTGCTAATATATCAGATACAAAACTTGTAGGTGTCGTTCCTGTAAGAGTAATAGTATATTCTGTAATTGTATCAGTTCCGATTGATGTTACACCAATTTTGATTTGTTCGCCGTTTGTAAATGGGTTAGCACCAAGTATACTTCCGCTTACGGATGTTGCTCCTGTTACTCTTCTACGGAAAGGTTTAAAACCGTTTGTATCATCACGTAACGGATCCCATGCTATCCAAATTGTACCAGCAACTATACCATTGCCGCCGCCAGCTGGATCTAAACCAAAAAGTGCATCTTCGGCTCTATTGTAAAATGGTGCAGCTAAAGCCGAGAACGACGAAGAAGTGCTACTATACTTTTTAATAACTATATCTGCTCCACTACCAGTGGCACCAAGTTTCATAAAGATACTACCGCTTGGACGTGGTACAGTATCTGTACTACGCCAATTTGGAATGCCGGCAAAAGTTCCAAAAGTTAATAAAGGATTTGCATATGTATTACCAGAAGTGCCTAATCCTAAACTGGCCATTGGAGTGCCTGCTGAATTAGATATTGTTATTTCGCCGTCGGCTGTAACACCGTCGCTGGCAGCACTGTCAGTGGCATAAATTTCTAATTTACTTTCAATATAGGCTGCAGAAACACCGGTAATACCAGCACCATTTATTGCAGCAACCACTTGTGCAATAGTTCTTGGCGAACCTGTATTACCAACGGTTACAACTGTTCCGTTAATTGTCAGTGCAGCAGCCGGAGTGCTAGCTGGAATAGCTGTAGTGGCACTTGTTGCAAATGTCACTGTGCCTTTAATTGTTGGCCAACTCTGAGCCCACGCATCTGTTCCAATCCTTACCCAGGTATTGTTTCTATTTTTATAGAACAAAATTGCATTACTACCAGTACCAAACGACACTGCATAACTACCAATTTGTCCAACACTGCTGTTAGGAACATAAATGCCACCTGATAATGTCTGATTAGTGGTCGTTGTAATCAACAAAGGTGTCTTCAATGTGAATACACTATTAATTGCATCCCATTCGTTAATACCCCAAACACTTTCAGTAAGATCCATCCAATGAGTTCCATCAGCAACAGAGCCAACAGGTCTTACAGTTGTAGCTTCTAATGCATCCAAATCTACATCTGCACGGATAGCATAAATTCTATTGACATTACCTAACACATTGTAGGCTGTCATTAATCCATATTCATTTCTTTCATCGCCATGTAGCGGAGTTCCTGCCGCGCTTTGTTTAAAGCTTGGATAACCCATAGATGCTATCAATTCACGTTGACTTGAATATGACAACAATTTACCTGCTCTAGCTGCGGTAGTATCCGTAGCGGATCCACCTGATGGATTAGACTTATCCTGAGCGGTAGCCATAATAATTAAGGGAACTGTTCCTACAGCGCCTGGAACATATTGACTTTCGTCGGTAACGGTAATTTCTAAACCTGGAGATACTAGTGCCATGTTTTTTTCCTTTAACAAAACATTTTCAAGTATTTATTAAAAGGATATTATTTTAACCAGATATAAGGTGCCTTTGAAAGGTTTTACATATAAATACCTAGTATGCTTAGACCTCTATGTACTATTTGTAAAGGAAATTTTGCCGCTGTAAATTATAAAGCCGGTAATAAAATTTATTACAGAAAAATTTGTGCTAGTTGTGCTAGAAAAACCAAACGAACTAAAGAACAACCAGGGTGGACTAAAACCGGATATAAAAAAAAGTTGGTTTGTGAAAGATGTAACTTTAGTGCTAAAATCTCAAATCAAATATTTGTATTTTATATTGACGGTAATTTAAAAAATAACAATTGGTTAAATTTGCGAAGTATTTGCGCCAATTGTAGAATAGAACTAAATCTTACTAAGACTACCTGGCGTGAGAGTCCGCTAGTAGCAGATTATTGACTTTTAGATATAGTTCCTCGATTGAGCCGTTATTTTCTATTTCGTAGTTAAAAGTCTGCCCAATCCAAGCCCATTCACTAGCATGCACTAGAGGGTAACGTTGCGGCATTAATTGCCCTGCATCCTCTAACAGCCATTGCCTATCTTCACGGGTAGTATTTTCTCGTAATGCACACTCATACCACTCTGGTAGTGGGCCTCGTTTTACCCATATACATATGCCACCGTGTTTTCTTATTGCTGCTATTTCGTTAGGGAATCTTACATCACTAATTACAATGTCTTCAGTGGTTTTACGCAACCTGTTTTCTAAGCTGGCTATCCATATGTCATCATGAAATCCGCTCCTACAGACTTCAGTGCCCCATAGTTGGAGCATTAATCTTGGAGTAAGTCGGGGCATGTTCAGACGTTTGCTCCACCATGGATCAACTTGTTCTCGCCATTCTCTAGCTTCGGGGGTCAAACCTTCTAGCAGCTCTCTGTCCCATCCAAATACTTTAGCTACAGCGTCTTTAAGAGTTCCTGCAAAGCTATCTCTTACAAATCCGTGTTTTGCCACTAGATAATTGGCTACGGTGTCCTTGCCACTTGAAATAAATCCTGTGATGCCTATAATCATAAAAAATGCCCCCTAAGGAGCATATTATACTACAGTGTAAGTGCAAGTCAAACACCATATTTGTTTTTTATTTTTTTTGGTACCGGACTGCTTTTGTTAATCGTCGGTCCCTCCTGACTACGCATATCACCATTGTTCATGTCTTCGTAGTTAGCATGTACCTGTTTGTACGCTAATTTCAACATATCTTGTTCTTCTTTGCTGTATGGGGCGGTAGCTTTCCACTTACCTAACCAGGATTCTTCATCCACCGGCGGCATAGTTTTACCATCAGTGGCTGCTAATGCAAGTCCTAAGCGATAGAGTGTATAATCGCTGTTCCATTTTTTACCATCTGTAAATCGATTGAGTCCGCGCATTGCAAAACGTTGACGCTTACTTAATTCTCCTGCCGTTTCAACAATAATATCTTTAATTTTCATTAGCCTATCACCCATGTCATTGGATAAGAACCATCAACATAATCTTTCAATTCTTGTTCCAACTTTTCCATTTCAGCGGTAGCTTCACCTTTAAGTGTGGCACCGTTTAGTTGCGTACCACCTTGTGGTCCTGCAATACTAGCAAATTTTTCTCTAGCTTCGCCTACTATTCGTTTGGCAAAACTATAGGCATATTCTTGTATCCAAGGAAATGCCTGATAGTCGTTTAATAACATACTATCTGGCTTGTAGTTATACAAGTGCAGTAATACATCTTCAAAATCATTGGGATTAGAATTAGCTCCTGCAAAAGGAATTTTTCTAATCAGTGTAAGTTTTTTAGTTGTTTTGTTAAATGTATAGTTTAAATAACCGCCAAACATACGCATGGCTAGTTTTTGATAATCAACAAACAATTCGTAATTCAGCAATCCGCCCACACGCCCTGCCACTAGCATATAGGTATTTAAATAACCTGATGCAAATGGTTCAAATTGACTAGCAGTTGTGCCCGAAACTGACCCAATGCCGCGTCTATATGCAGCTCTAACATCCATAACAACACTAGGCAGTATGATTTCCTGTGTTTCAGGAAATAATTTTAAGAATGCATAGCTTTCTTCTTGACTATTCCCAGCTCGCTGTCTATATTTTAGCAAAGCCTGATCAATGGACATTTCGTAATGCTCCTTGTCGAGTTCTACATCAACAATACCATCGCCGAGCCTCATCCTGATGTAGTCTGTAATTGCGGCTCGACGCTTGTTAAGCGAGTCTAACCATTCTGCGTTTTCGTCAAACTCAATATGCCCTACACCAGATCCAGTAGCAGGGTTATAAAGACTATCTGATTTCAACACGCCATTGGCGTAAAAATAAGTTGTATCAGGAACTACATTACCAGTAAAAGGGTTAGACATCCATATATCCTAAAGTACAACGTATTTATTGCACTTTAAGGAGAATGGTATCTGAATTTAAACGTCCATTGCCTAGCGTTTCTGTGGCTTTGATATCTTCTAAGAATTTACGCAATTGCACTTTGGTAGCTTTGAAGAACTCTTTTAGCTTTTCTTCGGGCTTTCTAAGTGTTTTGCCAATGCTTGAAGATTCATTGTAGCCAGTCAGTGAAGTACCTTTGATGCCCAAAGGTCCAGTTACACTATCAGCAACATACTTGTATAATTTACGAGTTTTAGTGTTATAACACCATAATTCTTGTGCACCAATAATATCTACCGGATTTATAGACACCAATTTTAGTGTCTTTTCTTCTTTTAAATACTTGAGCTTGCTAACAACCTTTTCTTTATTAGGTGCCCGTTTGACACGAGCTTTTTTAGTTGCTTTCTTGACATTACGATACTGGTCTAGTGCGTCTAATATACTTTGAATAAACGCATGATGGCGCTTATAGTCAGAAGCCTTGTAGTGACGATATGCTTCGGCTATTTGTTCGTCAGCCCGACCTAGTGCTTCGCCTAGTTCAGTTTTGCGAGCTAAGAACAAATCTTCAAACTTTTTAATTTGACTTT